CCAATGGCCGAGGTCAGGAGTAAGAAAACCTGATACCTATACAAACCTTTATGGGTTAAGTTTTCCTAATCGTTTGGTTGCTGATTATTACACTGATACAGAAATCCCAGACAGAGTAAAAAAAGCTCAAGTTGTTTTAGCTGTTTATTTAAATAATAATCGTGATGCTTTAGGACTATCAGGACTAGAGAATTTTAATGCTGTTGCTATTGGTTCAATTAATGTAACACCTCGTTTCTTTGGGGCGGTTGGTGCTGATCAAGTGCCGCCTTTGTTTCAAGAATACCTGAATGGGATTAGAATCAGCACACCAGCAAACATCTCAATCAAAAGGGCTTAATCATGGGTTACGGTTACGACTATCCAGCAGGCATTATCATTACAGATACAAATGCCCATACAGGCAGGTTTGGCAAAGTTCACTGCTTGACTGCTGCTGAAGCAACTTTTGTTGCTGAGAATCTTACAGAGAACGGATCATCCACTATTAATGGCATCACAATGGGCGTTGGCTCTGAAGTTTGTGGAGTTATCACAAGTATTACTCTTGCTAGTGGTCAAGTTATCGCTTATTCCTTGTAATGGGTATTGCTTCTTCTCTAAAAAAAGCAGCTTCTAACACATTGAAAGCGTTAGGTGGATCTGTAACGATTAGAAAAGTAACGGCTGGAAGTTATAACACAACAACGGGAGTGATCAGCGAAAGCACAGCAGATACAGTTGTTAATGGTGTTCTTTCTGATGTTGGCAATTCTGAGGTTAATGATTTAATTCAGGCACAAGACAAAATTTGTGTTATTTCAGCAGGTGATTTGGATTATGTGCCATCACCTAAAGATCGTGTTGTAATTAGTTCAGTTGTTTATCAGATCGTACAGATTAATACTGATGAGCAAAATAATATTCCGATTGCGTTTACTTTGTTTTTGAGGTCGTAATGACGGGAACTAGAAAAATAAGGATTGATCAAATAACTGATGTAATGGATGAGGCGGCACAGTTGTTGGTGAAAGTAACAACATTAGAATGGACGGCAAGGGTAAAGAAAGCAACTCCTGTTGATACTGGAAGACTTAGAAATTCATGGCAAACAGACATCAAAACATATGAAGGAATTATTAGTAATAATTTGGAATATGCAGAACCAGTTGTTTATGGTGAAAACTTGCCGCCATCATGGGGTGGAAAATATCGAACAAGACAACAAACAGTAAAAGGGTATCCAGAAATTATTGGTAAAGAATTAACGAAATGGGTTAAAGATGAATATGAAAAAATTAAAGGAGCAATCTAATGGCAGCCGTTGACCTAAACACAATCAGATCAACCATTGAAGGGCGGTTGGCAACAGAGCTTGCAAGCAGTCCTGTTATCCCTGTTGTATTTAACAATATGGCTTATGACTCAACAGGCGTTGAATCATTTGTTCAATGCCAAGTTAGCTTTGGCGCTAATGTTTATTTAACTCAATCAAGCGATTCCCACAATAATGTTGTTGGTTTAATTCTTTTAAATACTTACACCCCAGAAGCGACAGGTGCAGGCGCAAATTTAACCATTGCAAAAAGAATAAGAGATTTATACAACCGTCAAACAGTTTCCAGCGTAATCTTTGATGCACCTGTTGGACCTGAAACATTAACGGGCGGACCTGATGGATTTTATCAAACACAGATTAGAATAACTTTTGAGATCTTTGAAAATCTTTAACTATGGCAAAACTTGAAATCACAGAAGAAATGCTTGATGCAATCGAAGCAGTAAAGGGTCGTAGAGATCCAGCTTACTGGGATCCTCGTTGCGAAAGATATTTAGAAGAAAAGAAAACAGCCGCTAAAAATGTAAAAGATACTAAAAAAGGTTAATATACCTGTAATAACTTTTTTCTTTTCTCATGGCTGCCATTAAAGGTGATGTTGGGAAGATCATGTTTCATGCTGCTGCTGGTACAGAAGCGGACGTTGCAGCAACCAGATCATGGTCTTTATCAGTTACCAAAGATACTCACGAAACAACAAAGCAAGGCGATACTTCTAAAACATTTATCGGCGGCTTGATTTCTGGTGAGGGTTCAGCAGAGCTTTTGTATGAGCCAGCAGGTAATTCTGATTATCAATCATTTATTGATGATGTTTTAGTTACTGGTGATGCAGGTGATGCTTTGTTTGAATTGTTTCCTGATTCTGCAACAACAGCAAAAAAAATTGGTTTTGCTGGCATTATTACAGGTGCAGAATACGGCGCAACCCTTGGTGAAACTCAAATCATCAATATTTCATTTATTACTACTGGTGCAATTACATCTGCTATTTAATAGCATTAATTAAACAACCCCTAAACCATGGCAACTAAAAGGACACTCGACACCTTGAAAGAGGCGTTTGATTTAAGTAAAAGACGGAAATTTGACGTAAAAGATGACGATGGGAATGTAATTGTTAGTTTATACTTTAAAGCGATTACACGATCAGACAGAAAGAAAGCAATTGAAAGGGCTGGCTCTGAAGATGCTTTGATTGTCTCAACTCACATGCTTTGCCAATTAGCAGAGTTAGAAGATGGAAAAAAGGCTTTTTCACCTGCTGATTTTGGTAATTTACAAACAGAACTGCCAGAAAATGTTCTAAATGAGATCGAGTTATTTTTATTTGGTATAAATGCAGAGGCGACGGTTGAAAACGTAAAGGAATCTTAAGGGGGGATAACTGGCTGAATTTTGAGTTTTTCCTTGCAACAGAATTAGGCAAAACAGTTAGTGAGTTAAGGACTCAACTTACAGAGGAGGAATTTATTTTTTTTGCTAGTTATTATGATTTAAAATATGATAGAGAAAAAAAAGAGGCCAATGCTTTTAAACGCCGTTCAGGTTATAGTTAAGCTAGTCAGAGTGTAGTTGTGGCAGTCTCAAATGTAGAACTAAGAGTTGACGCAAAGCAAGCAATAACCGCTTTAAGATCTGTTGACGTACAAGCAAATAAATTTAATAACACAGTTAACGGTACACAAAGCAAATTAAGAGACGCAAACAAAGGATTAAGCGTTTTACCTAAAGGATTTTTTGCAACTGGTAACGCTGCCAAGGGTGCAGCAGTAGGGGTTGGAGTTCTTGGCGCAGCAATGCAAAGCGCACTGTTACCCCTTCTAGGAATCACAACGGCTGTTGCTGCTTTTACTAAAGTTTTTCAAGTATTACAAGCACAAGATTTTGCTAGCGCAAAAGTAAAAACGTTGGGGGTTGATGTTGATACTTTACAACCAAAATTAAAATCTTTATCTAATGAATTAAGCGGCCAAGCATCGTCTTTGCAATTATTAGAAGCATCTTATGATGTTGCCTCTGCTGGCTTTAGTAAAACTGCTGAATTAACAGATGTTTTAACTGCCTCACAGCTTGGAGCTACAGGTGGTTTTTCAGATCTTGGCACTGTTGCTGATGCAACTACTTCTGTTTTAAATGCTTATGGCTTGAGTTCAGAAAAGGCTGCAAAGATAGTTGATGGATTTGTTCAAACACAGAACGACGGTAAAATCATTGTTGAACAATATGCCCAACAAATAGGTCGCCTTGCACCAGTAGCGGCTGGTGCTGGTGTAGGCATAGATGAATTAAATGCTGCTATCTCAAGTGTTACTGCTACGGGTGTTCCTGTTGAATCTACTTTTGCAGGTTTAAGAATGGTGATAGCATCTATTCAAAAACCTTCTGCTGAAGCATCAAAAGCTGCTGAGAAATTAGGGGTAGATTTCAGTGCTACAGCATTGAAAACAAAAGGTTTAGGTGGAGTCCTAAGCGAATTAATAGAGAAAGGTGGAGCAAGTGAAGAAATGCTTGCAAAGTTTTTTAGATCTGTTGAGGCAAGAACAGCAGTATTGCCTTTGTTAAATGACGAGTTAGTTTCATTTAATAAGAATCTAGAAAATCAAGCAACTGCTCAAGATGTTGCTGCCAAAGCAGCCTTTACAGCGTCAAATACAATTCAAGGACAACTGACAAGACTAGGCTCTGCATTTACAAATTTAACAGCCGAGGGGTCAGAGTTTGGAATCCTTATTAGAGAAAGTTTAAAAATTGCTGCTGTAACAGTAGAGGCTCTTGGAAGTGCGTTTAAATTATTATTACTTCCTGCGCGGGCTATTTTTGCGGCAGTAGGAGAGGTAGGAAAAGCTATTGCTGAAGCAATGGGCGTTGATGCGACTAATACTTTATTTGAATTGGAACAAGGTTGGATAATGGTCAAGGAAGGTGTTACACAATTTTCTAGTGCAGTAATAGGCGTTGGTAAAACTGTGGGTACAATTGTTGGCAGAATAATTAAAGCGGTAATAGGTGCTTTTAAAACAATTAATGATTTTATCAATGGCAATCCTGTTCTTAAATTTATATTTGGAGTTACAAAACTTCCTAAATTATCTATAAATGTTGATACCAATTTAGACGCTGTTAATCAATTAAAAGAAGGTGTTGAAGGTACAGCTACGGCAACAAATAACATTGTTAAAAGTAACTTAAAAAACAACAAAGCAATCAAAGATGGAACAGAAGCAACAAAGAAACAAAGAGAAGAAGCAGATAAATTAAAAGAAGCTTACAAAAAAGTTGGTGATTCTATCGCAACAAATATTAGAGATAGTTTGGTAGAAGCAGTAAAAGGAACAAAAACACTTGGAGAAATGGCAAAAAATATTCTTAATGATATTGCTGATTCTTTTTTAAGGATAGGAATTACAACAGCTTTAAAAAGTACAGGTCTTGATATATTTTCAAATCTTAGTTTTGCTAATGGAGGGCGACCACCTATAGGAAAAGCATCACTTGTTGGAGAGCGTGGGCCTGAAATGTTTGTGCCAAAAGTTGCTGGAACAATCATTCCTAATAATCAGATAAGCGGCGGTGGTTCAACAAATATTGTTGTGAACGTAGACGCAACAAATACAGAAGTTGAAGGAGATGGAGGACAAGCGGAAGAATTAGGAAGTATGCTGGCAGCAGCAGTTCAAGCTGAACTTGTTAATCAGCAACGACCTGGTGGACTCTTAGCAGGCACACGTTAATGGCAACATTTCCATCGATTGATCCGATTTATGGATCGCAAAAAAAATCAAGACCCGTAAAAAGAACTGTTCGTTTTGCTGATGGATACGAACATAGAATTTTATTTGGATTAGATGCCCATACAAACCCAAAAATTTATTCTTTAACTTTTAAAGTATCAGAATCAGATGCGGACACCATATCAACATTTTTAGATGCAAGAGCATTAGATCAAGCTAGTTTTGATTTTACGCCACCTGGAGAGGGTTCAGTTTCTAAGTTTGTTTGTGATGGTTGGAATAAATCTATTCCTTACTTAAATAGAGCAACGATCACAGCAACTTTTAGGGAAGTATTTGAGCCATGAGTCTAGATCCAATTATTAGTGATCTACAGAAGACCAATCCTTCTGCAATTATTGAATTATTTGAACTTGAATTAGATTCAACATTGCATGGTAGTCAAACAACTATGACATATAGATTTCATGCAGGTAGTAATTTAGATTTAAACGGAAAAGTTGTTTGGCAAAGTAATGAATACTTACGTTATCCAGTAGAAGCAAGTGGATTTGCTTTTCAAAAAGGGCAACTTCCTAGACCACAAATAACAATTAGTAATGCTTTGTCTTTAATTAGTGCTGTAATGTTAGAGGTTAATTTAATAACAGCAGGTAATGATTTGACAGGTGCAAAGGTAACAAGAATTAGAACATTAGCTAAGTTTTTAGATGAAACTAACTTTGCGTCTAATGGTCTTTTTGTTCAAGAAAATTCAACAGATTATATTGCCTTAGAGGATAGTGATTTATTATCACAAGAATCTGTTAGCCCTAGTACTGCTGCTAACAATGAATTTCCTAGAGAAATATATTATATAGATAGAAAAGTTGCTGAAAATAGAAATGTTGTTACGTTTGAATTAGCAAGTATTAGTGATTTAGCAGGGATCAGATTACCCAAAAGACAATGCACTAGAGATGTATTCCCCTCTATTGGTACATTTGTTTAATGCACTGGAAAGCAAAAGCACTAGAACACGCTAAAACAGAAGACCCAAAAGAATCTGTTGGTTTGTTATTAAACATCAAAGGTAAAAATGTTTATTATCCTTGTCATAATTTATCAACTTATTCTCAGCAATGTTTTATTTTAGATCCAGAAGACTATGTAAAAGCCGATGCTTTAGGGCAGATTGTTAGTGTTATCCATTCACATCCAACGACTCCTGCAATAGCAAGTGAAGCAGATAAAGTAAGTTGTGAAGCAGGTGGCTTACCTTGGTATATTGTCAATCCTAAGAATGAGGAATGGGGATATTACGAGCCAACAGGATACAGACCAGCATTGAAAGGAAGACCTTGGTGTTGGGGCGTTACTGATTGCTGGAGTTTAGTTAGAGATTGGTATTTAGAGGAAAAAGATATTATCTTGATGGATTGGGAACGACCAACAACACCTGAAGAGTTTTTAGAAAAACCAATGTTTGAAGATTGTGCAGAAACAACAGGTTTTCGTTTATTAAAACCAGAAGAAAAATTAGAAAATGGTGATTTATTATTTATGTCAATTATGGGTAAGGGGTTAAACCATGTTGCAATCTTTTTAAATGGGGAAGTTTTACATCATTTAGCAGATCGCTTAAGTTGCCAAGAACCTTATTCAGAATGGTTGCTAAAATGTACGGGAGGACGTTACCGCTATGTTGAAAACGATTAGACTTTACGGTGATCTAAGAGAGATCACAGGGCATAGCAAATTAGATGCTCATGTAAATAGTGTGGGGGAATCTATAAGGTTTTTACTAATGAACTGGCCTAAGTTAGAGGCTCACATGAATACACAGCATTATCAAGTTTTTACAGATGGAACAGATATAGAAGAAGAAGAAATTCATTATCCAGTAGCGGAAGAAATCAAGATTGTTCCTGTTATTGCTGGTGCTGGAGGAGGTGCAGGGAAGATTCTTGCTGGTGCAGCATTGATTGGATTGGCTATTGCAACAGGTGGTTTCGCTCCTGTAGCAGGTGCAGGTTTTTTCGCAGCAGGAGGTGGTGCAGCAGTAATGGCTGGAAATCTTGGAATTGCTCTTGTTTTAGGTGGTGTTTCGGAAATGTTGTTTCCTGTTCCTAAACCTGAAAAGTTTGAAAACGATCAAGATCCACGTATTTCTTTTGACTTTGGTGGAACGCCAAACACATCCAGAGCAGGAACAACCCATCCAATTGTTTATGGAGAAATATTTACAGGCTCTACTGTTATTAGTATGAATTTAACGACTGATCAGGTGACAGCATGACAAAAATAATAAGAGGATCAGGAGGAGGTGGGCCTAAGTCTCCACCAAAGCCAACACGTGCTCCTGATACTTTAAACAGTCGCCAAATGGTGACGTTGCAAGATCTAATCTCAGAGGGTGAAATAGAAGGATTTGCCACAGCCTCCAAAGAAGGAAGAACACAAGGAACGACTGCTTATAACAACGCTGCCTTAAAAGATGTTTTCTTTGATAACACTCCTATTCTTAATTCAAGCGCAGATTCAACCAATCCTCAAGAAACAGATTATAACTATCAAGATGTAACTTTTACACCTCGTTTTGGAACGTCTAATCAATCACATATAGCAGGAATTCAACAGTCATCAAGTCCTATATCTGGTTTCCCTAGAGCCTGTACTGTTGCGAATGGTGGAGTAACGCAGCAAATTACAACAACAACTGTTGATGCTGTTCGAGTTACAATTAACTTTCCACAATTGCAGGAAGCAAAAGACAACGGTGATTTATTGGGAGGTAGTGTTCAATTAAAAATACAAATTCAATATAATTCTGGTGGTTATTCTGATGTTATTTCAGACACCGTTACAGGTCGTACCAGTGATTCGTATTCAAAAGATTACAGAGTTAATATTGATGGTGCTTTTCCTGTTGATATAAAAGTTGTTCGTGTAACGGCTGATAGTACAAGTGGATCTTTGATAAATGCTTTCAATGTCTTATCAATGCAAGAGTTGATAGACGATAAACAAGCTTATGCCAATAGTGCTTACGCTGCTTTGACTCTTGATAGTAAAATTGTAAGTAATATTCCAAATAGAAAATATAGAATAAGAGGGGTAAAGATACGAATACCAGGGGCAGGGGCATCATCATCTGGAACGCCTACGGTTGATAGTTCTACAGGTAGAATTGTTTATCCAACAGGCTATATATTCAATGGAACTATGGGTGCAGCTCAGTGGTGCTCATGCCCTGCAATGGTATTACTTGATCTTCTTACAACGACTAGATATGGTTTAGGCGATCATATTGCTGATAGTAATTTAGATTTATTTAGTTTTGTCGATGCTTCTAAATTTGCCAACACATTAGTTGATGACGGATTTGGAGGACAAGAGGCAAGATTTAGCTGCAATGTAAATATTTTATCCGCAAATGAAGCATTTAATGTAATAGAAGAACTTTGTGGAGTGATGAGATGCATGCCGATCTGGAGCGCAGGAACAATAACAATTGCACAAGATAAGCCAACTGATGCAAGCTTTTTATTCAGTCTTGCAAATGTAACTGAAGAAGGATTTTCTTATTCTGGATCGTCACTTAAAACAAGACATTCTGTCGTAGCTGTTAGTTATTACAATATGGATTCAAGGGAAATAGATTATGAGGTTGTAGAAGATAGTACTGCAAAAACGAAACTGGGCGTTGTTAAAAAAGATGTAAGAGCTTTTGCTTGCACTAGCCGTGGTCAAGCTCAAAGATTAGCTAAAGCAATACTTTTTGCAGAACAAAACGAATCAGAAGTCGTTGCATTTACTACATCTGTTGATGCAGGCGTATCAATTAGACCTGGAGCAGTAATAGACATAAATGATCCAGTTCGTAGTGGTGCCAGACGTTCTGGGCGCATAAATACTGCAACAACAACTGCAATTACTGTTGATGATGAGCAAGACTTATCAACATTTGGGGGTGCAAGTCAAAAGATGAGCGTTGTTATGCCAGATAACTCTGTTGAAACAAAAGACGTTTTAAGTATTACTAACGGTGTGATCAACTTAGCTTCTGCGTTATCTGAAGCACCAAATGTAAATTCAATATGGTTTTTGGTTAGTGACACAGTAGAAGCTCAAAAGTTCAGAGTGATAACAGTAGAAGAAGCAAATGGGATTAATTATAAAATTACAGCTTTATCTTATAGACCAAATAAATATGCCAATATTGAACAAGGTTTAGCCCTGCCTGCAAGAAGTGTTTCAATATTAAACGCACCAGCAAGCCCACCAACTTCTATAAGTTTTAAAGAAAAAACTGTTGTTAGAAACAGCGTTGCAATATCTAGGTTGTTTGTTACTTGGGTTCCTGTTGATGGTGTAAATCAATATTTGATCCAATACAGATTTAATAATGGAAATTTTGAAAGTCAGGTTGTATTTAGGCCAGATATTCATATTGATAACAGTGAAGCAGGAACTTATGAATTTAAATTATTTTCATTTAACGCATTACTTGAAACTTCTCCTACTTCTTTAGATGCAACCTTCAATGCACAAGGTAAAACAGCCTTACCTTCAGATGTTGCGAATTTAACAGCAGAGCCAGTTGGTAATAATTTAATGAGACTTAGATGGGATAAATCAACCGATGCTGATGTTTTGCATGGTGGAAGAGTTTATGTAAGGCACTCCAACAAGACCGATGGATCTGGTACGTTTGCAGGTTCAGTTGATCTTGTTAATGCCTTAGCAGGTAACACTTCTGAAGCAATTGTTCCAGCCCTTGAAGGTGAATACATTTTAAAATTCCAAGATGATTCATTATTATTTTCTGCTAATGAAACAAGTGTTATTGTTGATCTTCCAGACGTAGGCCAAGAATTAGCAGTTTTAACAAAAAGAGAAGATTTACTTGGAACGCCTTTTAGTGGAAATAAAACAAATGTCACCTTTACTAGTGGTGCTTTACAACTTACAAACCCCGCAAGCAACCTTACAGGAACTTATGAATTTGCAGATACTTTAGATTTAGGTGCTGTTTTTACACTGACTTTAAAAAGACACATTCAAAGTCTTGGTGTTCTGGTTGGGAGCAATATTGATGATATTCCAGATTTTGATAGTATTTCAAACTTTGATGGAGATCCTGCTAACGACACTGATTGCCAAGTTTTTGTAAAAACAAGTACAGATGCTTCTAGCTATGGTTCGTTTAATCTTTTTGCTAATGGCGAATTTAAATCAAGAGCATTTCAATTTAAAGCAAATTTATCATCAACAAGCACAAACCAAAATATTAACGTACAGCAATTAGGATATACAGCAATTCTTCCATCTAGGACAGAGCAAAGCACGACAACAATTGCGTCAGGAACAACTGCGGGAGGGAAAGCAATCACATTTGCTAAACCGTTCTTTGTTGGTACTGCTTCCCTTGGTGGGGCTAATTCTTATTTACCTAGTATTGGGATTACTGCACAAAACATGGCGACAGGTGATTATTTTACAATTACAAGTGTTTCTGGTACAGGGTTCACAGTTAAGTTTTTAGCAAGCAATGGTTCAACAGTTCTTGATAGGAATTTCACCTATCAGGCTGTAGGATTTGGCAAAGGGGTATAGAATGAATCAAAACATAAAAGCCTAGTGTCACAGGTCACGAATTTCACAGTTGATAACGCCGCAGGGAATGTTGTTCGTGCTGACATTAACAGTATTCTTGATGCGATAAAAACAAATAATAGCGGCGGTTCAGATCCTAGTAACCCTGTGAAGTTTATGCTTTATGGGAAATCTAGTGATGACAAATTAAAAGTTTATGACGGATCAAACTTCAGAGAAATAGGAGATGTAGGAGAAGACAACCTTGGTTTATTGCTTAGATCAGGCGGCACGATGACGGGTGTTATCTTGGCTGATGATGCGTCAGGAGCAAGTACACCAGCTATTGCTTTTGATGGTGATGCAGATACAGGACTATTTAGAAAATCAGCAAATACGATTGGATTATCAACGGCTGGAACAGAAAGAGTAATTGTTGATAGTAATGGCTTAACGATCCAAGCACAGGGAGATATAAGACTTGCTGATTCAGATAGTAGTCATTATGTAGCCTTGCAAGCTGCCTCTACTGTTAGTTCAAACCTTACTTTTACACTTCCTTCTGCTGATGGGTCGAGTGGGCAAATGATCCAAACCAATGGATCTGGAGTTCTTAGTTTTACTTCTGTTCAGGGTGTTCCATCTGGTGCTGTTTTTTGTATAGCAGTTGCAACTGTTCCCTCTGATTATTTGGAATGTAACGGGGCAGCAGTTAGTCGCACAACTTATGCAGCTTTGTTTGCTGTCGTTGGAACGGCTTACGGTGCAGGCAATGGAAGTTCAACTTTCAACCTGCCAGATTTAAGGGGTGAATTTATAAGGGGTTTTGATAATGGTAAAGGTACTGACTCAGGAAGATCTATTGCAACTTCTCAGGCAGAATTAACAAAAGCACATGGTCACAGTGCAACAGGTTCAAGTTCATCAACTGGAGCGCACAACCACTCATTTAAAGCATCAAATAGAGCAGGTGATGAGGATTCGTGGGGTAATACTAATAAAGGGTTTGTTGGTGATAATGATGATGCCGCATTTACTCAGGGAGCAGATACGAATAAAATCTATGACAACAGTAATCACAGTCATACAATCACGGTGTCTGTTAGTGACAGCAGTGGAGCAGAGACAAGACCACGTAACATAGCAATGATGTACGTCATCAAAACGTAAATGGCAAACCGTAAAATTTCAGAATTTACAGCCTTAACGGCTCCAGCGTCAGGGGATACCTTTGCTGTTCTTGATGTAAGTGCTAGTGGAGCAGAAGTTAATAAAAAGATTACCTTTGCGAATGTTTTAGGTAAAGCACCAGATGGCAGTGCAGCAGCTCCAGCATTTAGTTTTAACTCAGATACAAACTCAGGAATCAGTGGCGGCTCAGATACTTTTGTTGTAAGTACAGGTGGAACGGCTGCTATTTCTGTTGATAGCTCTCAAAATGTCACATTAAGCGCAAACCTGACTGTCAGTGGAACGACAACAACGATTGATACGACTACGCTTACTGTTAAAGATAAGAATATTGAGATTGCAAAGGGTAATGGTAATGATGCTGCAGTTGATGGTGCAGGGATAACAATTGATTCAACTGATGGTGATAAAACTTGGAATTGGGTTGATTCAACTGATGCTTGGACAAGTAGTGAACATATTAATTTAGCTTCAGGAAAAGTTTTAAAGGTAGCTGGCACTCAAGTTCTTTCTGCTACTAATTTCACAGGAACTTCTGCAACAGCAACGACATTAGCAACTAGCCGCAATTTTTCATTAACTGGAGAGATTACAGCAAGTGATACAAGTTTTAATGGCTCTGCTGATTGTGATATTGCTACCACGATTGCAGATAATATTGTTGATGAAGCAAATTTAAAAGTCAGCAATAGTCCGACTAATGGATACTTTTTATCTGCTCAAAGTGGAGATACAGGCGGTTTAACTTGGGCAGCAGTTAGCTCAACTCCAGGCAGTGGAACGGTAACGGCGGCAATGATCGCCTCTGGTCTTCAGTTAGTCACTACAGATGGACAGAATAATACTGTTGCTGGTACAAATGCAGGAGATAGTTTTACTGGAACTGATGCCAATCAAAATACTCTTTTTGGATATAATGCAGGAACCGCAATAACAACTGCAGATTATAATACTGGGGTTGGTTATAATTCATTATTAGTAAATACAACAGGAGTATCAAATACTGCAGTTGGCAATAATACTGCTAGTGCTTTAACAACAGGTACTGATAATACTTGTATGGGTGTTAGTGCATTAGCTGGAACTACGACTGGTATATATAACACTGCTATTGGTAGAAGTGCACTACAAGGAAACACAACTGCTAGTAATAATACTGCTGTTGGTTACAAGGCTTTAACAACAAACACAACAGGTGCTGACAATACTGCTATAGGTGATCAAGCATTAGAAGCAAACACAACTTCTAATAACAATACAGCAGTTGGTTTTCAAGCTTTGGAACATAATACAGGTGCTAATAACACTGCAGTTGGTAAATTTGCATTAGAAAGTAATACAACTGCTGATAATAATTCTGCTTTTGCTTATGGTGCTTTATATAATAATACAACTGGAACTCTCAACGTTGCTCTTGGTTTTGCTACATTAGAGGCCAATACAACTGGTGATAATAATACTGCTGTTGGTGCTTATGCGTTAGATGCAAATACTACTGGTGATGCTAATACCGCTGTTGGACAGCAAGCTTTAGGATCAAACACAACTGCATCTTATAACAGTGCTTTTGGTAGAGACGCATTAAAACTAAACACAACTGGTGCTGAAAATACTGCTGTAGGTTATGGTTCTTTAGATGCTAATACTACTGGTGGTTATAACGTTGCTGTTGGTCATCTTGCCTTAACAGCAAACACAACTGCAAATGATAATGTAGCAATAGGTGTTAATGCCATGGGTGCGAACACTACAGGTGCTAGTAATACTGCTATAGGTAGAGGAGCATTAGATGTAAACACAACAGGATCGTCAAACGTAGTAGTAGGTTATAATGCTTTAGATGCCAATACTACAGGAGGTGATAATACTGCATTAGGTCATAATTCATTATCTACAAATACAACAGGAGCCAGTAATGTTGCGGTTGGACAAGGTGCAATGTTTTCAAATACTACCGCAAGTGATAATGTTGCTGTCGGTAGATCAGCTTTATCAGTAAATACAACTGGTTCCTATAATACTGGTTTAGGTGGACAATCATTAGCTAATAACACAACAGCATCTAATAATATTGGTGTTGGATATAACGCATTATATAACAATACAACTGGTGCTGATAATACAGTTATTGGAACACAAGCTGCTGATGCAAATACAACAGGACATAGCCTTACAGCAGTTGGTAGACATGCATTAGGTGCAAACACAACTGGATCACATAATGTCGCTGTTGGTTCTGGAGCTTTAGATGCAAATACAACAGGTAATTATAACTACGCTTTAGGAAAAGACGCTTTAGGAGCAAATACAACTGGAGAGGTCAATGTAGCGATTGCAAATTCAATGCAGACTAATACTACAGGTAATAGTAATGTAGCGATAGGATCAAACTCACTAGATGATAATACTACTGGAAGTCAGAATGTGGCTGTTGGTAGACAAGCATTAGGCGATAATACTACTGCTGATAATAATACTGCTGTTGGTTATCACGCTTTAAAACTAAACACCACTGCAGACTATAATAGTGCTGTTGGTGCATATTCATTAGATGCAAACACAACAGGAGCACAGAATACTGCTGTTGGTTATGTCGCTTTAAGTGCAAATACAACAGGGGATGGCAATACATCAATTGGTTATGGAGCTTTAAATGCAAACACAACTGCAAATGATAACACTGCTGTTGGTTGGGGTTCTTTAAATCAAAATACAACAGGTGTTAATAACGTAGCTGTTGGTAGATCAGCTTTACTAGTAAACACAACTGGAAGCTCAAATGTAGCTGTTGGTTATCAAGCATTAGATGCTAATACAACTGCTGCTAGCAATGTTGCTGTTGGTGTTAGTGCTCTCAGTGCCAATACAACAGGAGCACAGAATACTGCTATAGGTAAATCTACGTTACAGACTAATACCACAGGTGAATATAATATTGGTGTTGGTAATTTTGCATTATATTCAAACACAACAGGGTCTTATAATACAGCAATTGGTAAGGATGCATTATTATATAACACAACAGGAGCTAATAATACTGCTGCAGGTTATCTTGCTTTAGATGCTAATACTACTGGAACTCAGAATAATGGTTTTGGTGTAAACGCATTAACTGCAGTTACAACAGGTAGTTATAACAATGCATTTGGTACGAACGCATTAATGGCGAACACAACAGCAGATGGCAATACAGCAGTAGGAACAAATGCTTTACTAGCAAATACAACTGGAGCTGACAATATTGCTGTTGGTGCTTATGCAGGAGATGCTAATACAACTGGAGATAATAATTGTGCATTGGGTAAATCAGCATTAAGTGCAAACACAACAGGAAATAATAATACTGCTGTAGGAACAAGTACTTTATTAGTAGCAACTGCTTCTCTTAATACTGGTTGTGGTTATAACGCATTGGTCGCAACCACAACAGGTGCTTCTAATACTACTCTTGGATCTTATGCTGGCTATGTTGTAACAACAGGTAGTAATAATACTTTTGTTGGTACTGAAGCGGGCAATAATACTTCTCCTTCTGGAGCAGTAACTACAGGTTCTAATATTATATGTTTAGGAAATAACAGTGTTACTGATCTTTATTGTGCTGATACGTCTATTAGTTCTTCAGACTCTAGAGATAAAACAGATGTAGTTAATTTTACTAACGGATTAAATTGGATTAACCAGTTAAATCCTATTACATATCGTTGGGATAAACGTACTTGGTACGATGACAACACACCTGATGGAAGTAAGAAACGTAATAAGAAACATATTGGATTCTTAGCTCAAGATGTATTAGCTATTGAAGGGAATCCAACAGATAAAGATGACATGCTTGTTGTTAATCTCAACGAAGATGACACAGCATACGGTTTAAAATATGAAAGATTGATTCCTGTTTTAGTGAACGCAATTAAAGAACTATCAGCAAAAGTCACAGCCCTCGAAGCAAGGTAGAATAAACTTATTCATTCTTAATTCTCATGGCTGAAAGAACAGCAGATGAAGTTGCAGCAATTTTTACTGCTGCTGGTGATAGCGTCACCTTGATTAATTCCGTTGCAGGTCAATCGTCTATAACTGATGATGACAAAGACACTCTAAAAAGAAATGTTGACCACCTTGAAATCATTAAGGCATATAAGAAAGAAGATGAAACGACCTCTATCTGGACATCCGAATCTTTTACAGCCATAGATGCAGCCGTTACACTTGGGAAGTCTAAATACTAATTATGGCTGATCAACTTTCTAAATGGAAAACAACCTTAGCTGAAAAAGAACAGTATAAGGTACAGCTAGAAAATGCTTTAAATACAACTATCTCTGAAATTCTTCAGTTGAAGGGTGGTATTCAGTATGCAGATTCACTTGTTCAAGAAGAAGAGCCTGAGCCTTCATGCGAAGTATCAAGTGAAGAGGCAACAGAGGAAGAAGCCCAATAACAACAATTAGGCTAGTGTGAGCAAGAGCTTTTAAAATTGCGTCTCTTATCATGCAAAAAATCCTGAATATTATCAGTGTAATCTCTTTTGTACTTGTGGCAGCGATCACAGGAGGTGGGGTGTTTGGTTATTTATGGATAACTAATCAGGATAATCAGAAAATGCTTCAAGATAAGGCAATGGAAAAAGTAATGGGTTCAATGAAGATGCCTAATTTATCTGGGCCTGTTCTTCCTACTGCAAAACCTCCTAAGTTTTGACAGAGATTCCCAAAATAGGAGTTAATTCTATTGGGATTGAACCAGTAAGAACTTATATCATTAACGCTCCAACAATTAACACACCCAATGTCCCTGTGGTTTTACCAATGGGATTTCCTGTTGTTAATATTCCTGGTTGCGTAGAAGCAAGACGATCTTATGAAAATGAAAATCTAGTTACTAATGATCCTGATGGAAATTTAATTCTGTGCGATGCACAATATCCGTCTTATGACGCAATGAATTATGTGCCTGAAGAACTTATCTACACAGAAGAATCAAAACCCCAACGATACGAACAACCAGAAACGCCTCCAGCACCAGAAGCACCAAAAGCAGCCCCAACAGATTGTCCTCCTCCTGATGCTTTGCCGATTGGTTCAAAAGTAGAAGAAGGTACTAAACAGATTATTAAGTATGAATTGGTCGGAAACCGTTGTGTAACTAGATATAAA